TGGATATTATGCTGGTGATGGTATACAAAATAAACCTTTGATTTACTTGTATGGTGAAAAACGTAAATTAGTAGATGTATTCAGCAATTCATCTGGATGTACGATTAGTAAAGGGTTAGAACGTGATACAGTATTATTGCCTAAACAACTATCTAAATATCTTGTACCAGATGTTGGGGACGCAGTATATCATAGATTGCGTTACTTAGCTGGTCTACTTGATAGTACTGGATGCGTACATTTCAGTGAAGGCTCTGTTGCTATTTCATCTATTGATAAAGAATTCCTTATTAAGATTTCTCGTCTGTTAAATACACTAGGTTGTCATGCTTCTATTCATTTAATGCATGAAGGTGGTTATCGTAAAGTGCCAGTTGAAGGTGGTCCTGATGATAATCAAGTATATTATTGCCAGCCTACATATAAATTAATTATTTCCGCTTGGTATGTTAGACGTTTAATTAATTTGGGTTTATCAACTCATTATATTCATTTAGATGCTTATCCAAATAGTAATGATAGCCAAGCTATTTATGTCACATCTATTGAATATATTAGAAATTGTCCAACAGTATATTGTTTTACTGAAAATAAAAATCATACTGGTATTTTCAATGGTGTTATGACTGGACAATGTGCTGAAATTTTATTACCATCTAAAGCAGTATGTAACCTTACTAATATCAACGTATCTAAGTTTATTGATGAACGTGGTAATGTAATGATACCTCAGCTTAAAGAAGCATGTAAATTATCTGCTCGTGCTTGTTATCGTTTAACTGAACCTGAATTAGAATTAGAAGGTTGGAGTGATATTCACCATAGAGACCGTTTAATTGGTTGCTCTATTACAGGTTGGCAAGATGCTGTAGCTGGTAATTTAACGAAAGAAGAACAAGAAGCATTACTTGTATTAATGAAAATGTGGATTAACGATGCGGCTAATGAATACGCAGATGAAAACCATCGTCCTCACCCTGTATTGTATACAACAGTACAGCCTGATGGTACAGGCGGATTAATTAGTGGTTGTTCTGCTGGTGTTCATTATAATCATGCTCCATATTATTTCAGACGTGTACGTATTTCAACCAATTCTCCATTATACCAAGCTGTTAAATATTTAGATGGCTGGCAAATTGATAATGAAGTTGGTCAAGGTGATGACGGTAATACAAAGGTAATTACGTTCCCTTGTAAATCTAAATCTATTATTACGAAATATAATGTATCGGCTATTGAACAATTAGAACAATACAAAATGATGCAAACGCATTATGTGGACCATAATACTTCTATTACTGTTACTGTAAAAGATAATGAATGGGACGATGTAATAGATTGGTTAGATAAAAATTGGGATTGTGTAGTAGGTATTTCATTCTTGTCTCTAAATCAAGATTACTATCCGTTAATGCCTTATGAAGAATGCACTAAAGAACAATACTTAGAATTAAAATCTAAAATGGCTCCACTTGACCCAGAATTAGTCAATAAATATGAATTTGAACTACAAACTGTAGGTAAAGATTTTGAAATTGATGAAAGTGGAGAATGTGAAGATGGTCATTGCCCAGTGCGGTAGCCATGCTCAGCGAGGGGTTGACAGCCGACCCCTCTTTGTGCTATCATAGAAGCATGGGAGGAGGATATATGATTATTTATAAAACAGGAAATATGTTTAATTCTGATGCTAACTATTTTGTAGACCCAGTTAATCTTATGGGTACATCTGGTAAAGGATTAGCACTTGAAGTTAAACGAAGATACCCAAAATCTGAACGAATTTATCAAGCTATATGCAAGTCTGGTGAATTTGATATTGGTGATATATTACAAGTACCAACAGATGACAACAAATTTATTTTATTTTTTCCAACTAAAAAACATTGGAAAGACCCATCTGAATATTCGTATATCGAACGTGGTTTAGACTCATTAAAATATCGTTGTCAAGATATACCTAAAAATTCTATTGTAGCTGTACCACAATTAGGTTGCGGTCTAGGTGGATTAAAATGGGATAAAGTCCATGATTTAATTCGTCAAAATCTCAATGATGTTCGTGACGTTACATTTTATGTATATGGACCAAATGTAAGTAAATAGAAAGGTAATAATATGGGACATTTATTTAGAGCTAAAAACGAAAATGGCAATTTAGTTTATGGTTCAGTTGTGTATGGTCAATCTATTCCAGAATATTGGGACGGAGAATTGGATAAAACTTATTTTTTTGTTACTGATATTGAATTTAACGAAAGATGGGAAGTAGTATTTGATGAAGATGGATATGCAGATGACGAATATTACCCAAATTGGGATGTAGAAGTGACTGAAATTGATTGGAATACATTAGAATTTAATTTGAATGGACAATGGATAAAATATGAGGTGCAAGAATGCAAGTAGAATTAATAGCTAATACATTATTAGAACTGCCAGTACATGCAATGAGTAAGTGTTATGGTTCTAATACGACAGAAAAATCTTTAATTAATGCATGTAAAGCTGGTCATTTATCTTTACTAGAACATGCGTATGCTACATTTGATATTGAAATGAGCCAGAAATGTTTGGCACAAATTACACGTCATAGACAATTATCTTTTACTGTAAAATCGACACGTGGTACAGATTTTAGTGATGGTGGATATTTTGACTCTCATGAACATGATTGGACGGGAGTTGTTAATAAAACACTCATTGCAGAACACATTAATGGTATTATAGAAGAACAAATCAAAAAATACCAACAATTAGTTGAAGATGGCGTTCCGTATCAAATTGCCGCTTATGTATTACCACTAGCTACAAATGTTACTATGACTGTTACTGGTAATCTTAGAGCGTGGTTAGAGTATTTGCCTAAACGATTATGCAAACGTGCCTCTCGTGAACATCAAGCGATTGCTCGTGAAATTTTTAGACAATTAAACAAAGCATATCCAGATTTATTTACATTAGAAATTTTAGGCATGTGTGAGGGTTGTAAAGAAACATCTTGTGATTTCACATCTCATAAAAAACAACCTAAGACACCCGTAAGAAAGGAACTACAATGAACACATTAATAATTTTAGTTGTATCAATACTTACATTTTCAATACTAGTATGTGCTATTTTAGCTAAAGTTTTGTCTGTTCTTACTATCATTGGTGCTGTATGTTGGTTATTAAATTTATTTGGTGTAACTGGCACAACAGTTTTATGGTTATTTGTTGGCACTATTGCTTGTGGGTTATATATTTTGATTTTGCCAATTCTTATCGCAATAATTGCAGAATTTGGAGATAATAATGGATAAAAACAAACAAAATAACTACAAACAAAGATTTATCAATGAATATGTAGAACTTAAAGATAAATATACTAAGCTACATAAAATGTTGGTAAAATATGATGCTGGTAAATTAGAATTCACTCCAACTTGTCCTATTGATTTATTAAGAAAGCAGAAATCTTTAATGGGTCAGTATCTTAATATATTAGAAGTGAGAGCAATCATTGAAGATGTGGAGTTGCCAGAATAATGAAATCACTATTTAGAGCTAAGAAAGATGGTCAGTGGGTATACGGAACGGTACATGTAGACCAACAAGGTGTTGCTCATTTCTTATCACCAGCCGCTATACGTAATATCAATGATTACGCACCAAGTGAGTTACAAGGAATGATATTCAAAGTAGAACTTATGGCAGTAGAGTGGGGTACACTTGAAATTAATATTGGTTCTAAATATGTGCCATATGATATTGCGAATCCTAAAAAACGTATTGGAGGTGGTTTGTTTGAGTTCATACCTTTCCGATTATTTTGATACTATCAATCAAATCAATCAACATTATAGAACTAATAGACCGATTAAGAATCTCGATTATCTATTCAATAAAGCTGAATTTCTTCGTTCTTCATGTATTGAAACAAAACAAGCATTATATAATATATATAGTGATATTGATAACATTGATGATGATTGTATTATGGAAGGCATGAGGCATGGAAGGCTAGTACATGATGGCACACAAGTCCTTTTATTTTATGAAGACGATGGGGTTCATAATATTATGTATGAATGTAAAATACCTCAATCAATTATTGACTTGACATTCTCTGATATGAGTGGTAAAATACAATCAGAAGTTACGGTAGTAGCTTTTATACAACGTGTTAATACATTAATAAATCGTGAACATGAGTACATTCAAAATAGAAAGGGGTATTTACATGAACGATACAGTGAAGAGTCTAAGCGATATAATGCCAGCGAAATCGATGAAATACAATGTATCTGTATTCACTAATTTGATTGCTACGAAGCAAGAAATATATGCAAGTAAACGTGATTTCTACGCAGAAGCAAATGATGACCTAAATATGAGGTATTACGATGCCAAAGCAGACGCTTGTCGGGAATTACTATATACTATGAGTAAAATGTTTTAGAAAGGATGATTTTATTAAACAGGTAAGATTATTTATTATCACAACGATTTTGGCAATGTTGCCACTTATTACATTTGCATATCCAGTTAATGTAGAGCTTACAGCTTATACACATACTGGTTCTGTAATGGCTAACGGTGAATATCCCTATGTAGGAGCCGTTGCATCTAATGACTATCCTCTTGGAACTACAGTGTATATTGATGGTAATCCTTATACAGTGGCAGATAGAATGGCAGATGGCGTATATGGGGTTATTGATATTTTTATGGACAGCTATGATGAAGCTGTTAATTTTGGTAGACGATATACCACAGTTTATGTTAATTAAGGAGTAAAGTATGAACAAAGTAATTCTTGAAGGCGTTATGGCTCGTAATCCTCAAACCAAAGAAGTTGGTTCTGGTCAAGTATGTAACTTTACAGTTAAATGTGTTGACGAAGTGGAAGTAAAAGGTGAAACAAAACAATTTACATCTTTTGTGAATTGCGTAGCGTGGAATGAATTTTCTGACCAATACGTAAATGCAGTTGAGGGCGAACCTGTTAGTGTAGAAGGTCGCCTACAAACTCGCTCTTATGAAAAAGATGGTCAAAAACATTACGTAACTGAAGTTAATGTTAATAAATAGGAGGTTATATGAGATTATTTGCAAGAGTATCTTATATGCCTAACGGTGTTTTACCAAAAAGAAAAACAAAACATGCTGCTGGTTACGATTTAGCGGTAGTTGAAGGTGGGGTTATCCCACCTCATTCTACTAAAATCTTTAATACAGGGATTAAGGCATGTATGGAAGATGATGAGGTATTATTAATTTTTGTGCGTTCATCTATCGGTATTAAACGTGGCATTACCTTAGCTAATGGTACAGGTGTAATTGATTCTGATTATTATAATAATGAAGACAACGAAGGTCATATTATGTTAGCATTATATAATAATACAGATGAAGATGTAACTATTGATGATGGTGAATATGTAGCACAAGGCGTATTTGTAAATTATTTATGCACTGGTGACACAGTAGTAAAAGAACGAAAAGGCGGTATTGGTTCTACAAATGGCTAAAGATTACGACCAATGGTATATTGATATTGTAAACACAGCCGAAACGCCTGAGAGAGGAATAATTACTGTCCGTAAATTAATGGAGAAACGTGAAGAATGGGAAGATGCTACGGCATATTGTAAAGATAAAAGATGGTTTTATAAAACAGGACAACATAATAAAAATAAAGAAAAAATAGAAATGTCTAACCCTAGTGAGTATTTTGATAAACTTTCACGCACAGCTTCTATTAATAAAATTATGCAAGCGGTCAATTCATATGCTATGATGTGTGATAAGAAAGCATGGAAATCTTTTTGTAAAAAAGTCTTAGCTGGTGAATACTACGTTAAACAAGGTGCGTATTCTGAACGAAAAACTAAGTCCATTAAAAATAGTGTGGCTCGTTTACTTCCGAAATTACGTGAATTTATAACTGTTTACGTAGAACATGACCCAACGATTGATGATGATGTAAAGGAGTACATTAAGCGTGTTAGCAAGAAAAATAAAAAGTTTAAACGATAGCTACGAAAAGCATATCATGCAAGTACGTGTAGACGCAGATAAAGGTGCATTAGCCGTATTATCTGATGTGCATGAAGGGTTGAATAATCGTAAACAATTACAAGAAGCTGTTAATATGCTTGTTGAATTAGGTCCGAACTGTAAAGTTGTATTAGGTGGTGATAGTACTAATACTGTCACAAAAAATTCTAAAGGTAATGTACTGGAAGAATGGTGTAGTGGTGATAAACAAGTATATAATCTTGTAGATGATATTAGACCACTATATGAAACAGGTCAGCTGATTGGTATTATCGCAGGTAATCATGGTGCACGTGCGTATAATGAAGCCTTTATTAATGTTGAAATGATGATTGCAAGTTTATTGGGCGACCGAAACTTGTATAAAGGCGAATTTGGTATTGTCTATTTTAATGTAAACAAAAATTGTTACGTTCATCACATCTTACATAAACACAAAAAGGCTAAAAATCATTATGATTATTTTAATGCTGATGTAACATGGTATGAACATTTCCATGAACCGTATGCTGTACCTAAATTAGTTATTGAGCATAACAAATACGTTAAAAAACCAGTAGCTAAAGAAATTTGGGAATTACATCAAGGTTCATTTCAAGTATATCCTGATTACTGTAAAGCAAGTGGTATTAGACCTACAGTAGGTGGTTTTTATATTGCTGAAATGAATGGTATTGAACATCAACGTCAAGTCATTCCTTATTTAGACCACCAATTACAATCTCTTATTGAAAGGGGTTATTCATTATGAGTTTACTAAATACAGCCTACATCAACGTAGGCTTTAAAACCTATGTTCCCCTTGATAGCATTGATTACATATTAGATAGCACTGAACAACGATATAAGCGTTTAGTAATTGCTATGAAAAAAGAAGGTCTAATCAAACTGGATGCCACTAAACGTCGCAAATGTCGCAGTCTTATCGTTACTAAAGATAAAATGGGTATTCTATCTGCATTTCCACCTGAATATTTGTTAGGGTTAAATGTAGATGATGAAATACAAGATAAGCTATTAGAGCAAGATAAGATTGAAAAGGCAAAAGGTCGAATTCGTTATTATAAATGGGGGTATGAACATGGATATAAAACAGAGGAAGAATATAGAAGAGCGTGTGAAGAAGCCAAGACCCTCGGAATACAAGAAGAAACCGAAGCCTAGTGCTCAACAAGAATTATACGCTCGTGTAAAAGCTGAGACTGGTAATACAGCATTAGCTAAAGCAGAAGCAGGATATTCACCAAACTATCCTACTAAATTATTAGAGCATACTGAAACAATGGAAATTGCCTTAGAAAAACAAAAACAAATAGTACAAGATAAATTCATGAAACGTGCAGAAGAAATGGCAGACCAAATGTATCATTTAGCACTTAATGCTCGTTCAGACCAAGTTAAATTCCAAGCTACTAAAGACTTATTAGATAGAGCTGGTTTTGCACCTGAACAAAAAACCATTAATGAAACACGATTTACAACTATTGAATCCCGTGTTACACAAGATATGCTCGCACGATTTAATCGTATCAAAGAGATTGACAACTAAAAATGGACATAAAAAAAGCCCCAATTAAGGGGCTTATTTTTTTTATTTACTTAACAATTTATCAATAGCGTCATCACCAAGCAATTCCATTAATTGCTCTTTCATTAAATCATACATAGCAATTTCTGTCATGCCTTTAACAATATCCATAGCTTCAGTGGCTTCCATGTGTGAGTCAGCACATCGACGTACAATTTCCTTGTGTATTTCAATACCAAGAAGTGCAAGTTCATATACTGTAGTGTCTTTCGTAATAGAAGCACGTACACCATGATTATCATATTGGAATGTAGCACGTGCATGAGTGTCTTTCACATTAATGTCTTCTAGTTTTGCTTTTAAATTTGTTTGCATATTATTTACCTCCAACTAAACATAATATTATAAATTACTGATACCTGTTATTTGATAATCACCACCTTTCATTAAATACTGTTAGTTTCATCGTATATAATTGGGTCTTTACCATAAGTATTATCCCAATCAACAAACTTACTATTAACTGGGTAAAAATACCCATAAGGAGACCATACACTACTAAAACACAACTGTTGAATAGTTTCTGCATCGTAAATACAATTTACTAAATCATCTTCGACGTCACCTTCTCGTGATTCGCTAAGTGTTCTATATAAATTGTCAAGAAGATTTTTCAAAGCAAACACCAGTGTCCACGGTACTTCCACATTAAATGTTTCTTCTAATTCTGATAAAATATATTCTACGCTATAATATAATGTTTTATCATTGAATTGAACACCATTGATATAACCTTTAAAATCATGAACAATCTTTTCTTTCATTATAACTCCTTTTACATTTACTACTACAAAACCTCCCATATTTACGTTCTTGAATTGGTGGTAATCTACCACCACACACACAGCAATGAGTAGCTTTAGAACCACGTTTACCATTAACACCGTCATATTCATGTTCATCATCATATTGTTGCCATTTCATGTCAAACTTTTGTTGCCATGTTAATGTATCTTCAGGCGGTTTAAAACTTTTTCGTGTTGCTGGATTTTTACAAGCATCACATAATACATCATTGCCGTGCACTTCAAATAATGTGCTACAACTATGACATTTTCTCTGCATATAACCTCCTTTATATTAACTCAGCATAATACGTTGTGCTAGATACCGAACGATTGCTATACATATTCATATAAAACGCATATGTATCATCACGCCACTTTTGTACTCTATATTGCACTCTTGTAGTCAATATCTCAGACGTAAAAAAGCACCCGCACAATGAGCGAAATCTATCTTCTGGTCTAATCATACTTCCTCCTTATACAAAAAACTTAGCTTCATAAATCATATTACGTGACATATTTTTACCGTAACGCCATATGTAGACATATTTTAATGGTTCTACATCTATACTCAAATAATGGTCATGTAATACATTAAATAATAAATCTTGTTCATGCGTATCATATTGGATAGAAGTTGCTTTTAATATATCACTTTTCCTTATCATATTCACCTCATTATTATCTGTGTAATTTAGCTCCACATATAGATTTATATATTATTGCATTGTAAGAATCTCGTGTATCATATCGCATAATATATAAACCATCCATTGTTAAAACAGTGTCACCAATTTTTTTTGGAAAAGAACAATAGCTAGATGTATATGTCGCAGACGAATAATTTTGAATAAGATATACTCTCAACATATCTTTAGTATCAATCATGCTACACCTCTTGTTAATACTACTTTAAATGGTCTTATTTTATCTACATAATAACGTTCACCATATAAATAGTAGAATAATTGTGAAATATTACATTCATCTTCAAGACGTTCATAATTTTCCATATATCTAGTAGTTTTAACTATAGTCGGTCGTTTAATAACATCTGTAAACTGATATAAATATTTTGTATTTAACATCATAACCCTCTTTTCTTCACGTATTTTATTTCAATAACTCTACGATATGCATTATTTTTATTACTATAATTATTTCTATAAGCTAATTTTAATGGACATAACCCATCAGCAACACGGGTCGGATTAAATATAAAGCTAACGTTACCCATACAATTAGAGTAATGTTTAGTTGTTAAAATTACATCATCTGCCGCTCTTATCATTGTAACTCAACCACCATAAACATATTATGACATTGATATAAGTATATAAAATTATCCAACATTACAAATGGTACTGCGTATGTTGACAAATTATTATTATTATTATTCACGCATTGAAATACACGTATTCTCTGTTTAGGATGTACTAGATTGACTTGATATAATTTATCATATTTGTTTATCATAATTAATCACCTAACCCCTCATATTTCATTTCAATTATCTGCTGGTAATTATACATATATTTATAAATATATAATAATAGAATATTACTATCATATATATATCCAAGAATTTCTTTATGAGATAGTTTATCTATGTTATTCGGAAAATCTGTATATGTACATGTTACTTTGGCTTTGTTATGTATCATAATCTAGCTCCATCATTGCAAAAATATAATTATTATCGTATCTCATTTGTAATATGTCTATTAATCGCCATTTGACATTATGACATACGAATATACATTCAGATGTATCTACTGTATGACGAATGAATGGTAAAGTTACATCATTGGATGTTTCTTTTATCAAAAAATTGTCATTCTTCTTTAACATATTCCACCTGCACTAATTCATAATTATATCCAGTTGAATATTGATTACGGAATATAGTATTCACTCTACGAACCTGTTCGTGTATAAATAGTAATGGATAGTTGTGTGTATCACCTCGTAGTTCGTAAGTCACTGCATCGGGTCTTATTTCAATTAATTTAACACCATCATTTTTATTCAACATTTTTTACTCCTGCTATGATATATTCATATCCATTTTTATAATTTCTGATATAAACATCACGTATACTATTCAAATCTTCGTATGTAAAATACCAAATGTCAGATTGTACTGAACTGCATAATTTACCAATAGTTTTCGCTGCTCTCATTTCTATTAATGAGATTTGATGATATCTATTTAACATAACTTCACCTTAAATGCATGTAATGTACCCTGATAATCATTTCTAGCATATTTGTTGCGGAACATTTTTTCGACAAGTACTGTACTGACATAAAAATCAGCTCTATAATATCTACTGGCTCCATAATGAAATTGTGGCACATATTCAATTGCTGTCATTCTAATTTTTTGATTTTTATTTATCATTTGTATTACCTCAATCTTCTAATTTCAAATAAAACACACCGTTATCGTCTTTATCGTAACACGCAATTAGTTCGTTACATAGATAATAATCAGGTGAGCTATCTGTTACCATATAATCTGTTTCAACTGAACCAAATAATTTGTGAACTATGTTATAAGTAGCTGTATAATAGCTAGTAACTGATGCATAACGATTTAGCATATAAACACCTCCTCATCAATTTTATATATAAAACCACAACCATGTTTATAATTTCTTGAGAATAATTGTAACAATGTCATTGAATGTAATGTAGAAATAGGTTCAGAAAAATCTAAACTACAATATTGGTTATTTTTATATTTTGTTATTTTTGCTGAAAATGTTGTTTGTTCTATCATAATTTCACCTCATCACTCTTTTTTATAGGGGAGCCGAAGCTCCCCACTGGACTATTGGGAAACTTCAGCAGTATTTACTTCTTCATTTACTTCATTTTCTACAGGTGTTTCTGTAGCTGTTTCAGAAGGTGTTTCAGGAGTTGGTTCAGTTGGTGCTTGAACCATTACAACTGGAGTTGGGTTAGACATTTTGTAGTGTTCGTAGAATTCGGTACCCATTTCACGGTCAATTCGTTTTAATTCTTGAATTAACAAATAAGATGTTTCAGCACCACGTTCGATGTATTTCTTAGTGCGTGCTTTAATAGCCATTAACACGATTTGTTGTAAATCACGTACTTTAACAGTACCAGCTTTAGATACGAATACGAATTTCTTAGCCGTTTCTTCGTTCAAAGAGATAACAGGAATTTTAATAGTATCTACTGCATCTTTACCAGTGTTAGTAGCGGCGAATTCAGAGATTGCACGAGCAACACCAGATGGAGTAGCAGAGTATACTTTAGTTTGTTTTAAAGAATTGGCAATAAAACGTAATTGTTCTTTATCAGATAAAGCAGAAACGTAGTTAGTAATAATCAAGTTCATTTGTGCAACAGTTGTAGCCATAATTTTATACCTCTTTCATAGTATGATTAATAATTGTTTTCTTAATATTTTGAGTTCTCAATCTGTATTCATCAATGCTATCTTTAGCATAGAGATATACAATATTGCAAGGTTCTGTCTGACCAATACGATGTATACGGTCTTCAGCTTGACCCATTAGAGATGGCGACCACGGATATTCAATGAATATAGCCGTGTGTGCTTTGGTTAGGGTAATACCATGGCAGAGGATCTGT